AGCATACACCCCTTGTCAAATCCATTTCAAACCTTTCGATAAAAGTCCTGGTCAGAGCCATATTTGGACGTGTCGTCTAGTTACTTATTGTCGGTCTTGTAAAATCCCTTGCCTTTGAAATGAGTTGGAATAGCTGTAAATATTCGAGCTAACGCAGCTCCGCAGGTAGAGCAATATGGTTGCTTATGATCCATTGGTAATTCAAGTTCTAGAACAATTCCCTCACCTGGACACTCATAATCATATTTAGGCATTGGTCTCTCCTGTCCCATTACAGTCAACGCATTTATACCAAGCTGGAGCTTTAACCCAGCCAGCACCGTCACAGGTATCGCATATATCTTGAGCCATTTATTTACCTCGCTTCTCTACTGACTGGCATACGACACAGACTCGGTTAGTCAATATCCATTGACCGCAGCCATGACAGCGACCAATACCCTCATTTGGTCTCTGCTGTTGAAGTATTGGGATTAAATCCCCTAAACGCATAACTACGGCATAATCCTCTGGACTGGATTCACCTTGTCCATTAAGACGTAATATGGCAAAGCCTAGTCCGCCTTTAGATCGTTTCTTTAATTGGTCTAAATAGCTCTTTGGGTTGAATCCAGCTCTGGCTTTTACCTCTACGTCATAAGGTAGACCTACGACATCTGAGCCCGAAGCTCCGGAGTTAACTACTCGAGCTTCTTTCCAGAATTGAGCCAGGTATTCGGCTACGACGTGCTCGGTAGCTCTACCTCGACGACGACGGCTTTGACTTGCCACGTTTAGTCCCCTTTGGTGAGTAACAATTATCGCATAGAAGCATGATTACCTCGTCAAAATCGAATATCTTATTTAATTGGCTTTCGTCAAACATTTTGCTGCAACCGTCGCACCACTCCATTAGTTCGCCTCCTCTGGCTTTACCCATTTACCGCTAGGAGTCTGGCGATACCAGATAGGCGGACATTGAGCAGATCGTGGAGTAGCTCGGCAGACATAACCCATATAAGGCTTATCAGTCTTTCCAACTCCGTTCATTAGCTGCATTTGACCGTGTTTGCAGGTATGCACCTCTTGAGCACCTAATTCGTTGGATAGTAAATCTGCTAATCCTGGCTCTGGCATTTTGCTGTCTTTGACTTCAAGTTCATCTGCTGGATTTTCTACTTTGATAGTCCAAGCGTCAGGCTCTTTTACTCCTCCTGTTGGCTTTGTTCGTTCAAAATTGCCTCTAGCAGCCTTTGACATTTCCTCTCGGCTAGGACGTTTGCCCTTAGAAGCGTATCCTGCATTAGCGAGAGCTCTACCAATAGCCGACGTCTCGCAGTTTTCGAGAGCGGAGGTTGAATTGACTCCTCGTTCAGAGATATTCTCGTAAGCAAGTCCACTAGTCCAATAACGGACGTCCGCTTCTGTTCTAAAGATTCTAGCAAGGACAATAAAACGAGTTCCGTTTGCTTCGAGGAGCTCTGTTTCGATTCGTCCGTCTGGGTGCTCTTTCCAAAATTTTTCAAGTCTTTCCTCCACCGTCTCGTAATCTTGTAAGTTAAACATCTAATCTTTCTCCTTGTCTTTTAACTCTATAATTTATCTGGTCTTGTAATTCCCAAATTTCATCTCCCCATTGACATACGATCTCTGAGCAGCTTTGGCAGTAATGTCGCTCTTGCCCTAACGTATCTGAACCTTCGGACGTAAGCGTCCAGCTAGCGGCTTTGCCGTGTAATGGTGAGCCTTTGGCATAGCGCACTTTGCAATAATCGCACCAGACTCCAGGTTTAGCCCTCGAGACTGGCATTAAAGTCCTCCCAATCCATAGTGGCTAACTCTCCAGCGATAGCTGCGTAAGCTACTAAATCTAAATAGCTATCCTCGTGATTTTTAGTTTCAATTAAACGAGCTATTTTGACTAATGCCATGCAAATAGCCACGTCCTCAGCTTTGACTGGATATTCTAAAAATGTGCTCCACAAGCTAGCGATTCTTTGATGATTTACAGCAGGGTGACCGTAGGCTCTGCCACGATCGAATAAAGCGTTCTTTGCTTCATCTAAAAATTCGTGTCTATGAGTCATAGTCCTAGCTCCTTACGGATAGCCATACGACCCTTGACATACCAAAGCTTTTTAGCATTTTCATAGCCTTTGATATAACCAAAGCTAAATCCCATAATTGCCCAAAAGCCAAACATTAACCACTGTAACCAGTTCATTTTTTTCCTCTCGATTAGTGTTAGTGGAGGCTATTGCTTCCCCAAGCTTTCACCTCCACCAACGAGATAACTGTCCCAAAAAAGAAACGCCGTCCGCAAGTCGCGTAACGGCGTGTCCTATAACGATTTCGTTATCTATAAATCTTGCCCTCGAATATAAATGAACCGTCTTTCTCCATAGGGACATTTATCGGAGTTACCAGCTTCCCCTTTGCATAGATAACCGTGAAATTGTGCTGCCAGTTAGCCGTTCCCCTCGTATAACTAGCCTTTCTGAAATCCATAAGATTTCCGACCTCTACGCCTGTTAATCTCCTACCTAAATGCCCCCCTGAAGCCTCTGTAAAGCTCGAAATGCCAGCCCTATGAGTGTGACCCATAACGACGTTCTTTCCATGCTTCCTAGCAGCTCCTAGAGCCGATAAACCAGCATTAGGGTTAATACCCTGCTCGTCACCATGAATCAGTATCCAGTTTGGTAGGAACTGGTAAGGCTTCTTATGGTAACGAATACCAAGTTCTTTCAGCTTTAAGAAGTTCTCTAACTCTAGCTCTGGAGCTCCAATAAGTCCAGGCGCACGAGATACGAGCTTCTTAAATAAACGGTCTGAGTGATTAGATCGTGATAAATCTGTAATTTGTAAATCCCATAAAATGTCGACTGTTAAATCGCGGTCTTTACCGATTCGCCCTGAAGTTTCCTCAAAAGGTGAACTCCAACGGCTAATAGTCTGAAAGTCGATTTCATCTCCGACACAGAGCACCTGGTCTGGTCTGAACTTTCTAATGAAACGAGCTAGAGACTTGACATGAGCTTCCGAGTGAAACGGAATCTGCATATCAGGAACTACTACTATTTTCATGCGTTAGCTTTCTGTAGGAGGATATCGAAAGGTGGCGCGGAGTTAATATCGCACTCACTCGCTATCTGTAGAGCTATTTCTAAATTACCTTTAGTTACTTTAGGGTCTCGCGAGTTCCACCCTAAAGCTTTAATAGCTCCTAGAGCTAGACGTCCACCTGAGCCACCGACATAAACGCCCTCAGTAGAGCGTTCCCAGCTGTAATCATCTGAAACTAAATAAACACGACCCTTAACGAGAATAATAAACTCGGAGTCGTGTTCGGCAGCTTGAGATTCAGCTTTAAGGTCTACTCCAGCTTTTTGAAATGCTTCTCGCATAGCTGGTATAAATCGCCGGGTTATGAACTTGTCTAAGTCTCCAGTAGGTCTAGGAGGAGTAAAGCCATATTGAATCACGTTACAGTTTCTTACTGAACCTGCACCAGCTATTAAATAGCCATTATTTTCGACTATTTTGCTGGTCGCCATAACTACAGGGACGTCGACGGAATCGGTTGACCTACGATCTGCTCCAACCATAGCCCAACCGTCGCCCTGAATAGCTATAAGTGTCGTCATAGCTCCCTTTCGACGAACTTAATTATGACTTAAGTAATAGCTTGTAAATGTCGTCGACACGCGATTCAAGTCGACCAATTCTGTCATTTAAACTAGAGCCAGAGTTTGGTTTGAGCTCGCTTAAGTAATGCTTTACTAACCAGCGTATAGACGCAAATAAAGCCGATAATCCAGTAACGACGCCTACGATTACAGACGCCCAGTCTGCTGGACTCACTTTTTCGGAGTAGCGTAACCAAAGACTCCAGCTAAAACTGCAAGTAGAACGCTTCTATAATCGAGTGCAAATTCAGAGTTAGCCCATGCTGCTAGGAAAGCTCCTAGATATAGCAGGTTTGGATTCTTAATTTTCAAGCTTTCCTCCTAGTAATGGAATCTGGTAAAACTCTCGATTATTGTCCCCTTTAACATCGAAAGAAACGTGAATATGCGACGTGTGTGGGTCAATACCTTTGTAAGCGCGCCATTTGTAGTTGAGGATAGGCGAGCAGATTCTCTTGTTATAGATGATATAAGTGATTCTGCCACGACTGGATTTAGCATACTGGCGCAGCTGCTCTGCCAGATAACTTGCCGTGTTAGATCGTTTATCGAGGTTGCTGTCAATATCCAAAGCCCGGACGACTCCAGTCTTTGGGTCAGGATTATGGTCTGACTTACTTGCTGCGTGTCGAGCGTCGCCGATCCAGCCGTCCGATTTACGGTCACGGTCAGGAAAGGCGTCGTCAATTTGTTCCCTTAATTGAATAGCAGATTTACTTAATTTTACTTTCATGAGAGTAAGAGTTTAGCTTCGTCCTCTGTTAAACCCAATTTTTCCAATAAAAGTAATTTAGCTGCTTCGGCTTCGGCTTTTGCCTCTGATTCTGCTTTTAAAGATTCTTGTTCTTTAATAAAAGCTTCATATTCTTCATCGTTCATTTCACGATCAATAATTTCATCGGTTTCTAAATTATGAATTCTGATTAAAGGTCTATTTGCCATTATTTAATTCCCCATATCTTGCAAGTTCCGCCAAGTGTTGAAGTTCCAGCTGCTGAAGTGATTACTACGCTGGTCATACCGCCAGCACCAGCTCCACTATCTCCACCGCCGAAAGTAGATGAAAATGCTGTTCCGCTTGAATAGCAACCCCCACTAACACCAATAAAATTGGTCGTATAGTCGGTCAATAAAGTCCATGCTACAGGGTAAGAAGTAGAAGTATTGGCATTACCGAATAATACGTAAGTTGTAGTTTGAGCAGCTGTTCCATTGTAAATACCATTTAATTTTGTATTGTTATTGTTAGCGATACGCATTTGTAAAGCAGCAGCCACGTTAAAACTGACGTTTTCTAGTTGAATTAAAAGATTTGTATAGCTTTGGCTAATTCCAGATATTGTCGTAGAAGTTCCAGAAAGAGTAGTTGTGCTTAAAAGCGTCATACCAGAAGGTGCTGTCGCCCATTTTAAACCAGTAGCTGTGGTTGAGTCTGCTACTAGAACCTGATCGTTAGTTCCTACTGCAAGTCGACTAAAAGTATCTGCGCCAGTTCCAGCGATTAAATCGCCTTTAGCGTCAATAGCCGTAGCCATTGAATTTGTGATAGTAACGTCTCCAGAAGTTCCACCACCTGAAATACCAGTTCCTGCTGTTACTCCAGTAATGTCAGCTGAAATCGTAGTCCAGATAAAATCCATATCTGTATTTGAATTTTTCAGTAAAGCTTGACCAGTTGTGCCACCCTTAAGGTCTGCCATAGAAGTATCTATTGCTGAACCTAAAGTTCTCATAGCAGCTGCGCCGTCTTTGACTAGGTCAGTATCATCGGGCGTTTCCCAGCCGAAGTTTGTCGTATTTGCCATTTGTTCTCCTTAGGCGACTATTGTAGCGTTATTCCAGTCTAACGCCGGGTTTAAGGTATTCCATGTCTCTAAAGCTGGAACTGAAGTCCAGCGGAAAGCCTGTAATGAATAGGCTATTGGTGAAATATAAATAGTCAAATAAAGACCATTATAAGTAGTTGAGAAACTCCAACCCTCTACGAACCCTTGATACCTGCCTCCCTGAACGATATTGGCTGGTAGGTCTGAAATATCTAAAGGTAAGCCCATAAAGATATTTAAGAGAGCGTCACGATCTGCGTCGGTTAAATCAGGGTTTTGCAAAGCAAAGGTTATGTTATTTAAATTCTGCTGCGGATAAGCTCGAATAGTTAAATAAAAATTAGCCTGGCTAGTAGCGTCAGCTGCATTTTCTAAAGAAGTGTTTATTACAGACCCAAGAGAGCCATATAAGCCTTGAGAAGTTACGTCTTTAACATTTACCGAGGCATTTGCCTTATAGGTGATAGTAACGTCATTACGGACGTCAGAAGCCCTTTTAAGACTTGATAAACCAGGAGCTATGGCGTCGTTAGCTGTAACTTCTGTATAACCATAAGTTGATAAATATTGACTTCTGTGGGTAGAGTCAGCGTATCCAATTCGACCCTCTGAATCTTCATAAACATAACCAAGTCCCGAATTAGCCAAATCCGATACTAAAGAATAGGCATTGGTTGGACTTGAACTACGTGAGGTAAGTTCATAATCGCCTGGTCTGTCTATGTCTCCTAAACCAGAATTTAAAGCATTAGACCAAGTTGTAGTAGGTTCAAATCCAGACCAAGTTGTAGCAGCTGGAACTTCTGACCATATATCGTATAAAACTTCTGAAAGAATCGTATAAATTTGATCGCCGTCATGAGCTTTAGCTAAAACACCATTGGTCACAGCTCTGGTTAATTTGGCTAGTGAACCTAAAGCAATAAGCGTAAAACTATAGATATTTGTTACAGAACCAGATTTTTTGACTTGACTGGTTATATCAGTAATAGTTCCACCAAAGATAGTTACAAAAGTTCCAGTAGAATCTTTAACTTGTAGCGTTAGTCCATCGTTGATTTCAAAAGCATAGGTCAAATCATTTAGATCGACAATTTCAACCTGCAAATAACTAGCCGTAGGCTGTTGATAAATATCTCTGCGTCCAGCCGTATGGCTGACGTTAGCTATAGCTTTAGAAGTGTAATCAACCCCATTAACGGTTAATTTCCATTCGGGAGTCCATTGTGTCATGCGTATACGAGGTTAGTAGCACCGCCACCTCGAGCTGCGGACTGAGTAAGAATGTCGTTAATTTGACGCGCTACTGATTCAGGGTCAATAGCTCCGGTGACGTTAATATTAACTGTTCCTTGAGTTCCAAATATTTCCCCTCTGGCTCGAGCTTCAATTCTAGCTCTAATTTCTGCTGTTTCTGCTTTAAGGCGTTCGTATTCAGCTTGTTGTTCTGGAGTCATTCCAAAGAGCTGTTTTCTTAATGAAGTTATGTCTGTTGAGCCAAATACTCCGCCCATACCACCTGGTATATCACCATTGGAAGTAAAATAATCTGCTTGTTGGATATTTGCACTAGAAGTAAATGAAGCTCCGCTAAAGAATTTAGTAATTGGATTATTCTTAATAAAATCTATTAGTTTTTTAACAGCATTATAGGCTTTTTCAATATAACTAATAAATGTGCCTACGGTTTCGATAACTACAGCCAAAGAAGTTCCAATTACTTCAATAGCTATTTTTAAAGCACCACCAAGTAAAGGAGCTACAAAGTTTTTAAGGAAAGCAAATAAAGCCTGAAATTCGTCTTTATTGTCCATAACAGCTTTTTTAATCTTATCAAAAGCGTCTTTAAAACCTTCTAAAACTGGAACAAATATCTTTTTAACTAAGTCAATATATTCAGTAAAAGCTGCTTTTAAACCTTTACCGCCACTAATAGAATCAGTAAAAGTGGCTATAGCAGGGACTATATTTTTAACAATTATGTCAATCATTGGCTGAATAGCGTCAAGGATAAAACTGCCAATAGTTTCTTTACCCTCATTGAAAGCTATAGAAAGGCGTCTCATTTTTCCGTCAAAAGTATCAGCTTGAATAGACGCCTGGTCTTTAAAAGTAGTAGCTAAAATTCGAGTGGCAGCGTCAAAATCCTTTGACTTAATAATAGACTCATCTATGGAAACACCTAGACGCTTTAATGCTCCAAAGTTGCCGTCATGAGCTTTAGCTAATGCTTCAGATACGGCTGTTAATTCTTTACCAGTTCCAGCTGCAATATTAAGGGCTAAAGTTTGTAATTTTTGAGCTTCAGAGACGTCTTTAGTAGAACGAACTAGACGATCTAGACTAGGACGTAATTGGTCGTCCGTAACGCCATAAGCTAGCTCAGTTTTAAGGATATAATCCTCTACAGCCTTAGTCTGAGCGTCTGTAGCGTCGGTTACGTTCTTTAGGGTAGTAGCAAGCTTTAATTGTGCTGCTTCGTCCTCTATGGCTGCTTTAACGCCGTCTACGGCTAATTTACCAGCATAAGCAGCAGCAGCAGCTCCAGCAGCTAGGAAGGCTGCCCCAGCAACTTTAGACCATTTACCTAATTTATCGCCAAAACCTTGAACATCATTATCTGCCGTATTAAGTTTTTTACGGAGATCATCGACGTCTGCGAGGATAGATAGCTTTAAAGTTCTACTACCTGCCATTAGTCCCACTCCTTTAGAATCTTGCTAAATGCTTCCTCCCATTGTCTCACGAGTTCAGACTGATTCTCGCGAAGCGTAGGATAGATAAAATAGCCTTTTGAGCCTTTACCAAATCTGCCGTTATATTTTGGAAACTGAGGAAACTTAATCGAACCGAATTCATATCCTGCCCAAAGAGTTTTAGTGTCTCCTCCACCGGAAAACTTTTGACTAGCAAAACCATAAGAGATTTCACCAATTTTAGAGCTTTTAGAAACTTTACCGCCGTCTGCAATTCTCTGGACGGCAGCCGTTCCAAAAGTTCGACTAGAAGCTTTTTCTCTAATCTTTTGAGTTAAGAATTCAGCTAATGCACCTGATTCTCGTTTAGCAGCTTCTACCGCGTCCTCGTCCATAGCTTTAAAAGCTCGAACTATGCCGCGAAGTTCACTCTTATCATAAGAGATCGCTTCGCTCGCCATTACGTTCCTCCAATAATTCTATGGCTGTCAAAATATCCTCAGCTGTAGTCCACTCTTTCATAGGAATTCCTGTGGCAAGTGATAGGTCGACTATTAGTCTGCTGAGGCTTCCTCTGCTGTGACTTTTGGGTCTAGTTTCGCCACGTCGATATCTACGATAGATTCTGTCCAAATATCAAAAGGCTTCACCGCCTGTCCAGCGGATTCGCGCTTCATAGCGTAGTAAGCGACTAGCAAAATATCCGTGATTCCTTCAAAGTCTTTTAATGACTTCTTAGTTTCTCTTTCCCATTTCACAAAATCAGGCGGATAGGCTACATAAGTAGCCTTATCCCCTGACGTATATGTAATTGTTATTTCTTTTTGCATTTGCTCTCGATCTCCTTATTAGCTAAATGTATCTGCTGGTGTTCCCACTACAGTAAATGATAGCGAAATGGTCTGAGCTCCTGGAGCTGCTCCGCCTACTGGTGGGAATACTGGTAATACGTTAACTGCGAATACTGCGCCTGTAACTGCTGTAACTGTGCCTGTTAGAGCTGTATTAGGTGCTGTGTCTGCTGCTGTCCATAGAGCTTCACAGATAGATGAAGCTGCTCCCCAGTCAGCTAGCATTTCGACGTTCAAAGTCCATTGGTCGTCTGTGTGCTTGTAAGCCTTACCGTCTAGTGTCTGGTAAGTGTCGATAGTTGGTGAGTTCACCAAAGTCACGCTAGTAGCCTGTGCGTCATAACTCTTTGAGTCAATAGTCAAAGCTAAATCGCGACCTGTGATTACTGTAGTAGCCATTATGCTCCTTGTGTGTAGTAAGTCGTGACGCGGATATCAGAGGTTAGCACGGTGCTAGCTCCAATTTGCGTAACAGTTGGTCTTTCGATATTCCCCACCTCGTAACCTGCTGGTAACGCTGCGAGAATACTAATTATGAGCTGCTCGATATTATCGAGAGCACCGGGATTTGAGTTATAGGCGACAACCGCGCTGATAACTAAATTCACTTCGACTTTAACAGTCGATTTGTTAATAATATTAGGAACTAAATAAGGAGTATCAGGAATTATGACGACCGCTGGAGGAATTAAAGCCTCTGGAACATGATCGTAACAGGTGGCAGCTACTGAGCTTAAAGCTGTAGCTAAAGCACCTCGAACTGAACTCTGAATAGTAGTAGGCATTACTGAACCATAGTCTCCACGTCAATAAGAGAACCTAAAAGACCAGATATGCGATTAAATAAACTGCGACC